TATCACCCTCGACCATCTTATGCATTTTAACATGGTCAGTAAATACAACAAAATTTATAGGAAGTGTGGTGTTTCTTTTCACCATATTGTAGAGTTTTTGAACATACTCTACTGCATACTTATCACCATAACAAACACAAGCAAAATTCATATCATTAACCAATTATACATTGCTCTCATACTTAAAATTAAATACATCAACTCCATAAGTGCTCTTGGCCAATCTCTATCTTTGTAACCAAAATACACCCACATAAAACAAGCGATTACACTTAATAACCAACCTACCCATTGAGTAGAAATATTAGCGCTTGATAATATCCAAACAGAAGCAACTGCTAACGCAAATCCTAGCCATCGCTCTGGTACTGCACCTTTAAAGTATCGTAGGCCAAACCATCTTCTATTTCTTGTATTGTAAACTGGTGATTTGCTATCATGTTTAGCCATTCTTGCACCGTCTTTCTACCTGGTTTAAAAGGTTTTTCAATTAAATTAATTTTACGACTTGTTACCAGAGAGGCCACATTTCTTTGATGTGTGAAACCTGGTGTCATATTTAGGATGCCGTCAACTGCTGCCAATGACATATTTGTCACAACACACCATGCGTCTTTTAGTTCATCTTTTATATCTGTTCCCCACCACTCATTGCCTGGTCGTGGTTTATTTCTAACTCTAATTAATCTATCAGTATGTTTTCTAATCTCTTCGCCTACTTGTTTTATCCACTCTTCTTGTGATATGCCATTGATGTGATATGTTACAGTAGGAGATGAAGGACATAACAGTATGTAATCACCACTATCACGCCAACCTTTGAATTGACAGTCAATACCTTTCTTTTCTAAAATATTCCACCTGTCTGGTGTAGGCACATGAAATCTTATACTATGAATATTACCTTTACATATTCTAAAATAAGTATTATCATAATTGTGTATTACTGGTTCAGGATATCTTGTAATTTGTTCGGTCATATAACCTACATCAACATACCACCACTCTTCACCTTTTCTTTCACATTCTGCAATCTCTGGTATATTTTTACCAGCTAGTCCCCAAAAGAAGTGTACATTTTTACCTTCATCTTTCCAACCTTTTTCTATGGCAGGCCAGATTTGATGTGATAAACATTTGTCCCATGCTATTTTGTGTGTTATAATCATTTCAAATCTATCCTTGTTGTGTCATAATATATTTCAAACCATTCATCAGCATAATCACTTCTAGCATATTCTTCAAAATAAGGACCGCCTAATGTCCAATGAACATTCTTAGCATTTGGATTATAATCGTATTCACCGACTAACCAGTTCCACTCTAAAGGTATTTTACCTATTGCTTCTTCATTTGGCAACCATTTAAATTGATGTAGTTCTAAACCACTTGCGTTATTAACATAATCTAATGTTAAGTTATGACATAAACTATTATTCATAATCATCATACTTGACCAATTCTTTTTAGGAAACTTCTCGTTTTTTGCACCTCTAAATTTTACACCTTGCTTTGGTTCATAATCATGTTTGCAACACATAACAGAGTAAATGTAGTTTCTCATGTTCCATAACTCTGCAATATCACCTCTAAACATCATATCACAATCCATAAAAATAGAGTAACCTTGATACTTTCTTAAATATGGCACCATAAATCTACTAAACGCAAAATCTGTAGATTGATTGTCTTGTTTTGTTCTTGTAAAATCTGGTATATTGCTTAAACACAATGGTGTTATTGATACAGGTTGACTTGAATTTCGTCTAATACTTTCTGATAAAACATGATAGGCAATCTTTTCGCCTTCATCATAACCTATAAAAACATCTATCATACTCTTGCCTCCGGACTACGACCTTTTAGTTTTCTAGGACCTTTGGTGTGGTCGTAAACAACACCTAATATAGACCTAGCTTGTACATGACCTGGTTTACCATCGCCAATATTAAAGTTCTTTGTACCTTTACTTTCATATTGTTTTCTTACATAGTCCCAAACATAACTGTCATGTTGTTCTTTTAAATTGTAAATAGTATCGTTATCATACATTGCTTTCATGGTGTTTGCATATGATTTTGTATCTGGATGATTTAAATTAAAATACAAAAAACCACATTCACTATAATGGTTGCCTCTACCTAGATATGACATCATACAATCATCTCTATGAATATGTTTTTTAATCCATTCTTCATCAATCTTCTTATGAAATACGCTGTCTGCGTCAATACATATTAGACCATCAGCTTCTTGTGTCATTATAGCATGTGTATAAGAATAAACCTTATAACTAAATCTAACACCATCTGTTAAAAAGTCAAGACCTTTTTTTCTAAAATCTGACATGGGTTGTTTATGCTTATTTCTTTCTACAAATGCTTTTAAATCTGGTAGTATCTCATCATCTTCGTTATAAACAACTAATTCAAAAGGCCAATTATAAGTCTCTTGAAATCTATGAGCATATGCTTCAAACAGTTTGTTGTTCCAAGTTGTGATTGTTTTAATTTCCATCTTTACTCGCAAAATATGTTCTAGTTGGTGAATTTTTATCTACAAAAATAGCTTCTGAATTAATTACATTTTCAATCTTATAATTTCTAGCTTCTAACCATGATTTAATTTCTCTAAAGTTTGTACCATATCTTTCGTAATGTTTTTCTTTTGTTTCTAAGACAATGATAGGTTTACATACTTTGATTGTGTGTTCACCACCTTTTAATACTTCTAACTCAAAACCCTCTACATCTATTTTTATTAAATCAATTCTTGCAAAATCAAACATATCAAGAGTTTTTATCTGTGCCTCTTCATTACCATTTTTATCTATGTAAGGATTGCCAGAGTTGTCATCATTTGTGTTTAGTTTTACGGTGCCACTTTTGGAACCTAAAGCACATTTGTGAATCTTATAGTTAGTAATACCTCTATCAGACATGTTTTTAATTAAACATTCTCTATTTTCTTTGATAGGTTCAAAACAGATTAGTTCTTTAAAATGATTGGCCATGTCAACTGACCATAACCCTACATGAGCACCAATGTCTAATGCAACTTTACTTCTACTAGCATATTTTAATGAAAATGATAATGCGTAATCTCTTTGTTGTGTCTGATAATCATAACCTCTATTAACAGGAGATTGTTCTTCTAGTTTCTCCGTTATATGTTTGTCACTATCAGGTAACCACCAACCAAAGACCTTTTTCATTATTTACCTCTTAATACAATAGCTTCTGATAAACACTTGTTTCTAGGTCTATTTAAAAATACTTCGTATTTGTAATTTAAATCTTTTAGTAGTTGTTCATATTGTTGTAAACTAGTTTCATTATCAATTAATTTAACTTCAAACTCTATAAGAAATGCTTTGAACGGCACATCATAAGTTAAAATCTCTGTACAAAAATCATACCATACACCCTCAATATCAGCCTTAATAATATCTGGTTGTGGCATGTCTTCTTCCATAATTTGTTTTAGATTTTTACAATCAACTTCAATGTATGCTGGGTTTTCACCAAATTGTGGCAATGGTAATAATGAATAACATCTAGCCAAATCGTTTCTATCATAATAGAATTTCATTTTACCTGGTGTTTTATTATATGCCACTTGATGAAATGTCATATTATTTTTACCAACAAAGTCTGATTCAAATAGTCTCACACTATCTGGTGTAGGGTCATATAAGTGTATGTTCATGTTAGGATTGTCTTGCAACATAGATTGTTCCCAACCTACATCTCTGTGTACACCTAATGATAATACATTTTTACTTTCTTTTACAATGTGTTCTGGTAACCAGTAATTTTTATATTGTTTAAATTCTTGAGGTTGCATGTAGATACCTTCAAGTCTTTTTATTTCATTTAATAATTGTTGTTCTTCCATATTACCTCACTAATATTATGTCTAACGGATTTGGTTTTTCAAATCTGTGCATTACTTTATAGTTTATAGATTGTAAAAAATTTAATGCGTCATTTTTTACACCCTTATTATATAGTTCTTGTGAACCATTTTCTTCAATAACAATAACAGGATTATACTTTTCTATTGTTGATATTGCACCTTTTAACACTTTTAATTCATGTCCTTCTACATCTATCTTTATATAGTCAACATTTAAAAAGTTATAATCATCTAATCTTTTTTGATGTACAACTTTTTGACCCCATTCACATATGGCACCACCCTCTGTTAATACATCTGTTGTTTCATCACCTAAAGCAACTTGATAGTAAGATAACTTTTTATGTTCATATTTCATTCTAGGTCTAAAATCAAATGCATGTACCTTTTCAAAGTCTTCTACCATTGGTTTAGAAAAATCACCATCTCTGCAACCAACATCTACAGCTGTTCTAAAGTTTTTAATGTATGGTTTAGATTTTAAATAAGTTTCTAAACACCAATCGTAATTAGTCTTCATGTACCGGCCAATCTGTTTGAAATGTCACATAGTTTAATTGTATGCCTCGTCTTTCAACTAATATTCTTTTACCTTCTTCCATACCATGCCATTTATTAGGACCATGAAAGATATAACCAAAGTTGTGCCAAAATGGTACAGTATGTTTTAACTCTAAATTTTCATCATACAAATCTGTACCTAAACTTACATTTTCACCAGTTTGATTAACATAAATTAAACTTGATATTAGTTTTTCTGGTATGTCACAATGAGGTTTCAACCAAAATCCCTCTGTATCGTTCAATACTTCTAATCTAACAAACGAACCTTCAAAATCATTTTCATTACCTACCATATCAGCAATCAATTTTCTAATAGGTCGACTTCTTAATTCATTAATAAATTTTGTTAGTTCGGGATATTTTGTGTAATTATCTTTTGTAATATATTCCCTTAGTTTATGATTTTGTTTTTCAACACCTTCTTTGTATCCTGACCTTGTGCCATCATGTAAAACACCACTTCTTTCTATACTAGCACCTCTAATCTCCTCTACTTGTGCCTGTGTTAACGCCTGACCAAAGGTAAAATATTCCCATGGCATATCATTCTTTTTTGCTTTACTTAAGCTTTCGTATAATTTTGTGTACATTAATTTTCTAACCAATCTATGAAATCTTTAGACCATTCTTCATAGGCATAATGATTTGGATGTTGGTCACCCTCTGCTAATTCGTATTCGATATTTGATTTTACCATATCAAACATACTATACTCTGGTTTATAGTAACAAGACCAATCAATCTGTTCTTTAATTTTGTTGGTCTCCTCGTTTTTAGGGTCATGTTTATACCCTATAGAATTGTAGATATAATATTTTAATCCCAACTCTTTTAATCTCTTTTGTATTTTTAAAATATTAAATAATACATGATAACTTGATGTTTCGTTTATGTCACCATTTGTCACCTCTGCCCATTTTAATGTGTGAAAATAATCACCTTTAGTAGCAGGTCCTTTTGTGTAGGCATATCTTATACAGTTTTGTGCCTCACTTGTTTTACCAAAAAAACTTGCTTTATATCCTCGTTCTTTATTATAAATTTGTTCGTTGTCAGTTATAACTTGAAATCTTCCTGATGGTGGTACACCTATTAAAACAATGCCATCTTTTTCAAAATCGTATGTGTACAATCTTCGTAATACACCATCAATACTATTGCCGTTACGAGCAAGATTAACTTCATGTATATTTAAATACTCTGCAATATATGTACCAGGTCCTCTGTGTTCATTACACAATTTGTTTCTTGTAGGCACACAATTGCCATATGCAAAACTACAACCTAAATTATACAACTTTGACATTATATTTCTCTTCAAATTTTCTAGCGTCCCAACTATCATTTACCATTGGCATGCCTTTAATATTTAATGATGTATTCAATAACATAGGACAACCTGTTTTATCTTTCCAAGTTTTTAGTAAGTTATAAAAGCCCTCATTATCTTCTTTTGTAACCGTTTGTACTCTACTTGTACCGTCTGCATGAATGATAGCAGGAAAGTCTTTTGGATATTTGCATTTACCAACAAACTGCATGTAAGGACTTGTCGCTTGTGGCATTTCAAAATATTCGTGTACATCTTCTAACAGTATAGCTGGTGCAAATGGTCTAAACTTTTGTCTCTTCTTGATTGCATTGACCATATCTTTTACTTCAGGTCCTCTAGGGTCGGCCAACAAACTTCTATTACCTAATGCTCTTGGTCCAAACTCTGCTCTGCCGTTAGCAACACCTACCATTTTGTTTGTTTCTAATTCTTTAATAATCTTATCAACAGGATATTCGCCTTCAATATTATAACCTAAGAAAGGACCTTTCCAATTCAATCTTTGTTTTGTAACAGCAGGTATACAACCCAATGATGACCCACTATCACCAGGATTTGGCATAATCCATATATTTCTTTTTAAATTACTATTTGCAACACAATTTAAGGCACAACCACCACTCAAAACTAAGTTTGTTTTTCTACAATATTTTTTGACAATTCTCATCAATTCTTTTTCATAAACTTTTTGAGCAGAGGCAGCTAAATCATATGGTTTTGCCCATGACAATATATCTTTACTAATACCTTTATGATTATTTCTCTTTAGTAAAAATTCTTCCATATATTCAGTAAACATTGGTTTACCATAGGCAGCCATACCCATAGTAATATATTCTTCTTCGTTTGGTTTTAATCCTATTCTTTGTGTTATAGCAGAATAAAATAAACCAAGAGATAGAGGATACTGTTGACGACCTATTAACTTCTCATTATTCCATAGTGTCATTGTTTCCATTTCACCAATTGCGTCAATAGTTAATGTCATTGCGTCTTTAAATGGTGCTGTGTAATAACCACCTGCCATATGAGAATGATGGTGTTTTACATATTCGTCAATCTTAATACCAAATTGTTTTAAATAAACACTAGGCAATTCTCTATAGTCTAATGCATAACCAAATTGTTTAGCTTTTAATTGTCGCCATTTTTTTAACCACGGTTTTTCATAATAAACAACTAAATCAAAAGGACCATAACTCATTGCCTCATCAACTATTTGTTGATTGAGATATTGGTCGTTTTTAATTTTAGAATATCTTTCTGCATGAGCAGCCCACAATATTTCCTGTCCGTCAACAACGGCCATAGCTGCGTCATGGTTTAGACAATTTATACCTAGTATTCTCATTTGTATATAAAAGGATCCTCATCTTTGGCTCTAAATTTTTGCCATTTTGTTTTTAACCAATTTATTAGTTTTTTTACCATACATTTTCTCCGTTTAAATGACCATATGCTTTTCCATTTTTCATTTCTTCCTCTGTAAATTGAGCACACATTAAAGATTTTACCCAATCTTGTCTGTCACCAGCATATAATGGGTCTTTAAGTTGGTCTAATTCATCTAAACCTAAACTCATAGGATAAGCAGGTGAATGTTCACTACAATAACTAGGTATACCATTCATTACTGCTTGTACAGCACACATTGAATGAAAAGATACCATAGCATAACAATTTTTCAAATCTTCACTTAATGGTTTGTCTAACTTATCTCCCCAATCTGAACCGTTTTTAAATTTTTCTCTAACAACAATTTCTTTTCTACTATGTTTTTTAATTTTACTTACAATATCTTTAGTCCATTCGTGTCTGTCAATACCATACCAATGAGCAGTATGAAAACTAGGTGGTATGACAAGAATATGTTTACCATCATATTGCCATGGCTTAGGTGTTAATTCATCTTTACATTTTTGATTTAGTCTATCTAAAAGATTATCAAATCTTCTATTAACCTTAAATGATTTTTCTAAGAAATTTTTTTGAGTGTTGTTTTTACAGATACGATACCATCTATCACCAGTATCAGATTGTTGATAATCTTTCATAAAGAAATATGGCTGGTCAAAATAATACCAATCATTACATACTTTTTTAACTTCTTTTGTACCTCTAACTAGACCTTGAAAGGCAACTGTAACATCTTCAGGTATCTCACCATTCCATGTAGGCCAACTGTAGTCTAAAAATTTATCTGCGCCTTTACCTTTTGCACTTTCATTTTCTTTTGCATTAAAAATATCATGGTCATGTCTTTCACAGAATGCTTTTAAAAATGGTAATGATGAATTTTTAGTATTAAATAAGTAAATTTTCATAACCAACCTTTTGTATAAAATAACTATCTGCAATATCTGATAAAGGATTACCTACTTTTTCCGTATCAAATATTTTTTTCAAATCAATGTTAGTTTCTTTCACAAATGCCTCATACATCATGTCTTTGTCTGCGTTACCTTTACCTGTAGCACCTTTTTTAACAACGCTTGGTACAACGGTATTATATGTATAACCTTTTTC